TTTTAGGTTCTCGTAGATGGCCTTGAGCCGGGCAAGGAATTTCGGCTCCTCGTTATCGAAGGCCGGGTAGAGATAGGGCCGCGCCGGGAGCCCGCGCCGTGCGATCGCCTTGCAGATCGGCCAGGCTGATTTGAATCCGTGCTTCCGGGCCCAGTCTTCGAGCGCGGCCATCGGCGGAAAATGCGGCCGGGCTCCGAGCTCAACGTACAAACCGTATGGCGCCTTTGGGCCAATCTCTCCAGTAAGACCATTCGGCGTAGTCTCTGCTAAAATCGAGTTCCGCAGGTTTCCGGTATCGAGGGCCTCATAATCCCGGGCCCTCTGCTTCGCCTCTTTCTGAATGGCTAGACTGGACCCCAGGACTTCGCGCCGGACCAGCCGGCCGCTATCAGCCAGGGTTTCAAGAGCCGCACTCACTTCCTTGCCGCCCTTGAGTTCCACCTTGACGCTCACTGGGGCTTCTCCTCCCGACAAAGAATCTCCATCCAGACCCCGTCATCTATGATCGTTTCGACGAGGAGCACGGTATCCCCCCAGACCGCCCGCATCTTTTCATCGATCTCGCCCCTGGACCGGATTTTCACCCGGTGCGTTATGTCCACCTTTGTTTGCTGGGCGTAGAAAAATTCACGGCTTGAGATCGGCTCTACCGAGGCCCAGACCTTGGCCACATCGTTCCACTTGACGACGCTTCCGCCATAGCCATCGTCCGCCTTGACGGACTCCTGGAAGGTGAGGCGCTCGCGCAGGTCCCCGATCGTAGGTTTAGCCATGATCTAAAGCCTGAAAATTTTATAGGGCCAGAGGATATTGATGGCCAGGACCGGAAGGGACAACATTTCAAGCGTGACTAACCCCGAGCCTCCTGACCCGGTATCCCCCCTGTTTTCATACATACTAGCCACGATTATCTTGATTGCTTCCCGGATCGGACCGGGAACGCTCTCGGCGGTGTCTCCATAGCCCGCCTCGAAGGTGATGATGAAAGACGCGAAATTGCGATGAGTGGGCCAATTGCAGCCGCTCTTGAGGCGCACCCGGCCGGGCTGGCCCTCACCTCGGTCAACGATATATGTCTCGTCATCCACTGTGGTTTCGATCCCATCCTCGGCGATGACCCTGATCCTGGTCACCGAATGAAGTGGAGGAAGCGGTATTTCGATCTCAGCCTTGGCTTCATCAAGAATCAATTCCCAGGTCTGGAATATAAGAACGCGCTTGATATTATCCTCTGCCCGCTGCCTGGCTGCCGTGATCAAGGCTGTGATGAGGGCGTCCTCCTCATTGCCGTCGACGCGGAGGTGGAGCTTGGCCTCAGCCAGGGTAATGGGCTCGGTTTGCGGGACCGCGGTCTGATTGAGGCGCATTTATTTCCTCTTAGCGGAGCGCCCCCTGCGCTGTTCCGGTTGCGGGCTGTCCTTGGTCTCGCTCGGGCCCGGGAGCATCTTGTCCTGCTCGCAGATACCCTTGGTCAGCCAGGGCTCAGCCAGGGCCGGGGGCAGGTCGTAAACCTGACCGGCCTGGTAGAGTTCGGCATGGATTCCATCCGGCGAACCGCGCCGGTCGGTAAGCATCCTTACACGCATTGTTGCCTCCGATAAAAGGGAGATGAGGCGGGACGGGGCCCGCCTCATCTCCCGGTCGATCTCGACTGGCACTCAGCCGCTACACAGTAGGAGCATGGCGCGGAAAGCCTTTGATGATCATGGCTCCAGCGATCCCGGTTCCCGCGGTCGTATCGACGCGAAGATACCGCTTTGCGCCGATGTAGCCGAAGGTCTTGACTTCATTGTCGGTGGCTTGCAGCAGCGTGGGCTCCGTTCCGAGAAGGTCACTGTCGGGGACGGCGGCGGCATCCGCAAGGTTTGAGGTATCGCCGTGCATCAACTGAAACGGCATGTCAACCGTGAGCGCGCCGCTGAAGCAGACGATCAGTGCGCCCTCGTAGCCCTGGAGGTCGACGATCGCGTCTCCGGTTTTTGCGGCCGCGCCCAGGGCCGCCGGGTAGATGGAAAGTGCGGCCAAAAGATTGTTGTAAAGATCACGCATGATGTCCTCCTGTTACGCCTTGATCTTGAGGATTTTTATGGCCTCAGCCTGGACCACCTGACCGTTGAACCGCTTCCGAGCCAGGAACCCGATCTCGCCGTACTCGGCATACTTCTCGACCAGGCGCTGGATCTCGATCTGGATGCGATCGCCGATGAGATAGCCGCGCTTGAAGTCGCCATAGGCCACCTCATACTGATTGTCGACGAGGCCCGAGGGCATATCGACGCACTCGACCACGGGATTGCCGAGCAGGGTCGAGGGCTGGCCGAGCTGAAGACCGGGCTGCCAGATGTAGGCGTTGGTCGTGGCCTCTTTCAAGATCCGGATAGTCCCGACGGTTGACCGCTTCATGACCCAGGACGCGTTGCGGGCATAAGCATCCTTGAGGCTGTATTGGAGCGCCACGAGGTCATCGGCCGCGATGACGTTGCTGCCGGCGGTCGTACCGCACGCGGCGATGACGGCCGCGTTGGCAAGGAAGCCCTCTGCCTTGCCGACTCCGTTCCCAGAAATGAATTCCGCCCCCTCCAAGACCGCGAACTGTTCCACGATCTCGTTCTGGATTTCGGCCTCCAAGTTGAAAGCCGAATCCTCAAGGTCCTGTTTGCTGATCAGGACCAGGGCATAGGCTTCGGGCAGGGCCATTTCTTCCAGGCCGTACTTGAGGCCGGTCCGTTCTGTCCTGGCCGCGATCTCCGCCGTTCGGGCGGCGCTGAACTGGCCGGTCCGCTTGGGCGCCTTGATGGATGAGGCCGAGGTGGGCCGGACCGTGGCGATCTGCCGGATCGGACTGAACTCGGTGACGTTCTTGATGATCTCCTGAATAAAGTCCGCCGGAGCCCTGAGATACCCGCCCAGGGTATCGTCAGCGATCGTCAGGACCTTCCGCTCCTCGGGACCCAGGATGCCCTTCCGCAGCCAGGCGCCGAACGCCTTCTGCTCGGGAGTTTTCTCGCCCTTGTTTTCGGGCTGAGAAACCTGGGGACGGTTGAGCTTGAGCTCGATCTCATCCAGCCGGCCGTTGACCTTCTTTTCGTAGGCCTCGAAGTCGGCCTTGGTCATGCGGCCCTGCTCGAAGGTTTCGAACTGTGTCCGCAGTCCTTCGATGAGATTGAGCTTTTCTTCGAGCTGTTTCGGTTCCATGTTTATTTACCTCCTAAGATTTTGTAGAAGCCCTCGATTTCGTCGAGTAGCTTCCCGAGCAACTGGTCACCGGCCGGGTCGCTCTTCATATCCGGCGGCTCTTCGCCGGGAGTGCCCCCTGGCGGCTCCGGTTGAGAGAGTGCCTCAAGGGACGCGATAGCATCCCCGATAAGCTTTTTTTGTCCGTCGTCAAGTTGTGCACATGCATCCTTCCAGGAGATGATTTCAGCGAGAGTCTCGGCGATGGCCTTCTTCGCATCTTCAGCCGACTTGACCTCTAGCACCTGGGCTCGCTCATTCATCGGCCACGGTACAACCGATCCCTCATATAGTTTCACTTCGAGAAGATCACGCACCGGCCCTTGAGCATCCTTGCCCTTGTCCGCCTTGAGGGTATCGAAGCCAATTGACATACCCGTCACCGACCGCCGCTTCATGGCGACGTGAAGTTGACGAGGTTCCTGTAATGGCTTGCCCTCAAAATCGCTGATATAAAGTTGTCCATCTACCTTAAGGCCAAAGTTATCCTGAGTGCCCCTGAAGTCTCCTACCGGAATCTTTTGTCCTTGATGAACGTAGAATAACGGGAAAACCTCACGCTCCAGGAGAGTCTTCGTAAAGGCCCCCTGGCGAATCCGGTCTCCGCCTTTATCAACATTCCCGAATACAGCCAGATAGCCAGAGAAGGCTCCGTCATCCTGGATTGATTTGGCCTCAAATTTAAAGGTTTTTGTTTCCATGTTTTACCTCACAAGCTCATACTCAAGCGTGCAGCCGCAATTAGGATGGGCGGGTGGTCTTTGTTTGCCGCATGAAAACTCCGCATTCAAGTCCCGCTCTTCCCCATCCAGGGGAGCACATATTTTCAAGCAGGGTTCTCGTCCACCGGTTGCCCATTGCTTCTTAACCGTCTCCCCCGTCTCTCTGAGGGCCGCCAATTGGCCTTCGTTGTAGGCTTCGGACAGTTCCGTCCGGGCAATCATGAGGCCCCGGATCTTCGTCAGGAATTCCTTGTATTTAAGAGACTGAGCCCAAGCCTGCTCATTCGAAAATCCCGCGATGCAGAGATCCCAATATCGATGAGTCACAGCTTTTGCCCATCGTGGAAAGAGACCGATGAAAATGTTTCCTTGTTGGCCAATCGGCGATCTTAAAAGCAGTCCGATCTGATAAGGATTCAAGCCAATTTCATTAGCGGTTTTGAGGACGGCAGCAATAGCCTCCTTGCCTTCTTTGTTGAGGGCTGTTATTAATCCCGACTTATGATCATTCACCCATTTTTGGATAGCCGCCCGCGGAAGGAGAGCCTTCTGTTGTAGGCGTTTTATGCGCTGCTCGATATCGTTACTTGTGATCTCAAAACCCTCAATCCATTCCGGCACAAGGACTTCATGGACAAAATCCGAGTTCTGTTGTTCCCATGCCCGGAGCAGATTATCGGGAACAGAACCGGTCTGGACCATGCGATCCGCATCTTCCTTGGATATCAGGGCCGACTGATCTCGCCAAAGTTTCAACGCGGCCTTGATTACCTTTGGTTCCCTAGGCCCCAGATATCGCCGCAGACCAGCAAGATTATCCTGGCCGGAGATAATGAGAAATCTTCGCTGAGCCTTGGCCTCGATAGTTTGCATCTCGGTCATGGCGTCAATCCGTTTTCCGGAGGCATAAGCCCCAGGGCATCCAGGGGCACGGTTGCGCTGGATACAGTCCTGACATCGAGTTCCGGCCCACCCTGCTCATAGCCAAGCTCCTCAAGGGCCATATTGCGGGTTGCAATGCCGTCCTGGACAAGCCCGCGGATATCCGTGTAGAGCTTCGAGCGATCTTCACGGATGGCCTCGATGGAGTCCCGGTCATAATCAACTCTGATCCGATCGTCCCCGAACATCGGCACAAGCCAGTTATTGAGTTCATCCCGCAGGACATCCATGCGGGGCAGGACGTTCTCCAGGTAGAGCGCCTTCCGGGCCTCCTGGTAGTTGGAATAGGTCTTGTTCTCGGAGTCACCTATCAGCTCGGGAGCTACATTGAGGACCGAGGCGACCTTGCGCCGGGTGTGCTTGTCAAGCTGTAGCCAATCCATCTCCCTGGGCGATAAGCCGTAGGGCTTGAATTCGAGCCCGCCTTCGAGCGGTCCGACCGGAAGCCCGGCATTCTCGGCGCCGACGACTTCTTCCTTCATGAGCTTCTTGAGCCGCTCAAACTGCTGATCGCTCAGGGCTGCCCCCGCCGGGGTAGTCATGATCCCGGCCGGCCTAGCGTCGTTCTGCAGCAACTTGGCGTTCCACCTTGCGGCCAGGTTGAGCGTATGGATATCCTGGAGGGCAACCTCGCAGGGCGAGAGTCCGTACCAGTCATTCGTCGGGTGGAATTCCTTGACGTGGAGGATCTGCTCCTGCGCAAAGACCGTCTCGGCGGCCGTGTCCTTTGCGTATGTATAGCTCCGGACCAGATTGAGATAGTCCCCCGGATTGATCGTCATCCGGTCCGGCCGGAGATTATAGAGCTCGATCCTGGAAGGGGGGATCGATTTCGGGGCATTGGCGAACATGTACTCATTGCCGGCCAGGAGCTGGTACCTCACGGCCGCATCGCAAAATCTAGACCACCCCTGCATAGGATTCGGCCGGCGCAGAGCGAACATGAGCGGATGGTTATCATCAAGGTCGACGGAAACCCGCTCTCCCTTTTTTCCCTTGGTCGTGGTATGACCGAGCCACTTGATCCCGCCGGCAGCAACAGCCACGCGGGTCACGCAGGCGTACACACACTCTAACTTCTGATATCCGATCCGGGCCAGGGAGCCATAGTCTTTATCGGGCCAGACCACGTCCCGGCCATAGATTAGAGCAATTAGTGCCCGGTAAAAGGGATTCGGGGCTGCGGCCTTGCGCTCTATTCTCAGGCCGAAGATGTTCATCGCCACAGGCTCCAGATTTTTATTTCGGGCGGCAATTTCGGGTCATAGAAGGCCAAGAGAAAAGCATCCGCATCATCTGGGCTCCGGAATCCCCGGGCCTTGTACTCGTCCTTGCTCTCGACCACCCGCCGGCCCCGCTTATCGAGCTGCTTCTGTTTGCGGTTCACGAGCTCCACCTGGAGGCGCAGGCTGGCCGCACAGGCGATCTCGTGGATGATCTTCCCCACCTCGAACCACATCTCGGAAATCATATTCGGGTATTTGTCCGGCTCCTTGGCCTCGGCGCCGAAGTTGATGGGGACGACAGCGTAACCCTTGGCCTGCAGGATATCGGTCACCCCGCCGCCTACTCCCGTGTCATCAACCTTGATCCGGATTTCTTTCCTATAGCCGATGAAGCGCTCGACCTCCTCGGCGATGTAGACGAGCTTGGCCTTCTCCGGCATTTGTTTTGAGGTCAGGATTTTATGGCCCATCACCTTGAGGCCCTTCCGGCCGTACATGACAGTGTCATCCGATCCGCCCCTGGACACATCGACCCCGGCTTCCTCCTGACCTTCATCCTTGAAGGCGGGGTCAGCGGCGTTCTTAGTCATGGCCAGGACCTGACTGAGCTTGATGATCGAGTCGGCCGAGGCGTCGACGATCTCCCCCAGGACCTTGGTCTGATAAAGCGGGGACTCCTCTCCCCAGTCTTTCCGGCAATCGGCAATCCACTTCGGGCTTGCGAGCTGATACATGAGCTCCGCCGGCGCTGTCCACTTGACGCGGAAAATATCCGGGCGCTTTGCGTCCGGGATCTCGATCGACCTGAATTTTTCGCCCGTAACATAGGGCGAATCAAAAGCCGAGATGTGGATCCGGTTCCAGTCGCTTGCCTCGGCATTGAAAATCTTGTGATAGGGCTCCCCCACCTGGACGCCGTCCGTCGTGCTGATGGCAAGCCAGCGGCAAAGGCCGCCCGTCATACCGCCACGGGCCGAATCCCATAGCCAGACAGGAAGCCCCTTGGCCTCATCGAAAATGAAAAGAATGGCCGGTGCATGCCAGCCCTCAGCCCGGGCCGGTTTGTCCGTAGAAAAGCCGAAGGCATAGTGGTCCTTCTCGGCCGTTTTGATCTCGGTCATCAAGCACTCGCCCTCGAGCCGGACC